GAACACAGTAAGAACCGTCTTCATATGTGCAAGTTACATGGGTTGAAGTTACTTTAGCGACTGTCTTGGCACGAACAATGTCATCACCTTGTGGCTTGGCAGTACCGTCACCAGCAGACATTAACAAATCACCACGCTGAACAGTAGTTCCTTGAGCGATGCGGATAATCATGTCGCCCGTCATAGCCATGTTGATTTCATCGACGTTGTGCTGCTCATCAAACGACCAGTTCACAAACACACCAGCCACATTGCTGTCGCCTTCAACGTCAGAGACCTTCACCTTGTTAAGCTGCTCATTCTCGACAGCATTGCCTTCAGCGTCTGTGTAGCTGTTCATCTCATCCAAGTTGGACAGCACTGTTCCTTTCTTGAGAGAATCGTCTTTGGCTGCAACAGTCTGAGCAAATCGAGCCAAGTGACCACCGTTGTATGAGACGGTTGTTCCGGAAACGGAGATAGAGCCTTCTTGCGTACCCGCCTGAACAAAACCAACAAGCGTTCCATCGTCCGTAAGCCTGTTAATTGCCATGACAGTATTGGCAGACCGAGAAAATACCGCCCGACCATCTGCCGCGATTGCACCGCCCGCTTGTGTTGTTGTGGTGGCAAGCGTCGCAGGAGTTTGAGTAGTCCCCACCAGCAAATTCCCGCTGGAGTCGATACGGGCGCGTTCTGTTGAACTTTGAATGAAAGCAAGTGGCTCTGCATTACCAGTTTGAATTGACCAAGTTGGCTGCGCAGTTGAAAGGTCAGAGCAAATAACACTAAACGAACCTCCTGACTGCGTAGATGCCTTAAAAAGAATAGAGTCTGTTCCAGATGTAGCAGTTTCGTGAACAGTCAATTTTGCATCTGGACTTGCAGTACCAATACCAACATTTTCAGAAGAGTTAATAGTGATAGCTGTAGCGTTACCGTTATCGTCAATAGAAGGCGTACCTAATTCAACTACAGTGCCTGAAGCGTTCTCTGTGAAGATACGACGATCTGTTACGTTAATAGCCAGTTCACCTTGTACCAGATCACCAGAGGTAGGTACAGCGCCTGCTGTAGAGCTATTTTTAATCTTAATTATTGCTGCCATATATAATTATCCTTCAGTACGTAAGTACGTTAGTAGGTTCCCCCGTCAATTGTTCCTGTAATCTTGCTACCAGCTAAAGAAGTTATCCATGTAGGATCGCTGTATGAGCCTGTAGTCACTACTCCATTAGTTACAGTTCCTGCATTACCGCTAATAGATCCTGTAATTGTTGAGCTAAACGTCTTAGTTCCAGCTATCGTCTGATCCCCTGTCAGCTTAACAACAGCACTGTCTAAGGCGTAGCCTGCTGAGGCATGATTACCCCACGAATAAGCTGTATCCCAGTTAGTCTGACTTGTAGTTGTAGGTATCGAATAACCAGCTGAGAAGGTAACTGCTAGAGTCCCTGAGCTAGTAATGGGATTACCTGATACAGACAACCCTGTAGGTACAGACATATCAACGCTAGTAACAGTACCTGTAGTGCTTGAAGTACCTGCACCGATAGCAGTCCTGAAATCTGAGGCACTAAGAGCACTTACAGTGTTATCAGCGTTAAGACGTACAAAAGTAACTGCTGAAGGATTTGTAAGAGTAAATAAGTTACTACCTACAGTTGTAGCACCTAAGCTAGTCCTACCTGTAGAAGCTGTCAAACCAGTTGAACCACCGTCCCACTTGAGCCTATCTGTGTAAGCTGTGTCCCAGTTCGTTTGGCTGGATGTAGTTGGGATGCTATATCCAGAAGCCAATGTCAGCGCTAGCGTCCCTGAAGTAGTTACAGGGTTTCCTGAGACGGCCAATCCCGTTGGGACAGACAAATCAACTGAAGTAACTGTACCTGATCCAGCGTTTGAGTTAACCCAGTTAGTTCCGTTAAACTGCAACCCTTGACCGTTAGTTGCACTTGTGATGACCACATCAGTCAAACTGTCTAAGGTTGTTGGGATTGTGGGTTTGTTGCTTAGATCGTCGTAATCCCCTGTGGTAGCCACAGTAGCCAAATCACCCGGCTGAGTAGCACTGTCAGCTAAAGCCCCTTGAGCAGCAGTAGCGTAATCTGAAGCTGAAGTGGTAGCAGCAGTCCCTAACCCTAAGTTAGTACGTGCACCAGAGGCCGTAGAAGACCCTGTACCGCCTTGGGAAATAGCAATAAGGATAACTTCGGACTCAACAAGCCCGTCTAAGCTTCCTCCATCACCCCTGTAAATTGCCATTTATTATTTGTCCTTGTTCTTTGGTGGTCTACCCATACGCTTTTTCGGTGGTGTTGGGACTACCTCTTCTTCGTAATCCTCTTCCTCTTCATCTAACCACTCGTAGCCTTCGTGACCTTCCATACTGTCAATATCTACTTGTTGAGTAAATTCGACGATGTTCCCTGAAGCCAGACATCTAAATTTAGCCATATATTTTCTCTTTCTAAAAACCACACCTTGTAGTCTTTAAAAAGCCCCCTCTCCGTATAAAGTAGAGAAGGGGTAGAACTTATTATTGTTATAGTTTTCTAGTTAAGAAGAGAGGCCCCGGAGGGCCTACTCAGTTCTCTTAGGCTGGAACAACCAGAGCAACAGCACCGTCGTCACGCAACTCAGCCACGCCGTACAGAGTGTCAGCAGTGAACAAGTTAGCCAAGAATTGCTGTTGATACTGAGTCTGCGAACGCACACCCATTTGCTCCACCAACACGAAGGCATCGCGGTGACCCATCAAGCAAACGCGAGCTGCTTGAGCAGTACCTGAACCATCGTTAGCGTCGTTAGGAGTATCAGCGTTGCTAGACACAAACACAGACACGCCATACAAGCTACCCACTTCACCGTTACGGATGGTGTTACCTTGACCAGCTTCACCAACGAAAGCTTGCTCAGTGTAACGAGCCAAACCCATCAAGGTGTTACGGCTTGAAGGAGGAATGATGAAGAAACGACCGTCCATTGGGGTGTCCACGTCATCCAAACGCTGAATGGTGCGACGGATAGCAGCATCAGTCAAAGCAGATTGGTTGTCAGTGGTGTAGTCATAGGCAGTAGTACCGTCGCCACCGATGAAAGCGCCAGCGTAACGAGCACCAGCACCACCGTTAACAGTACGGCCCAACTGGATGATGTCAGAGTCAACTTGCTTGCCCAAAGCGTAACCAGCGTCTTCTGTGTAGAAAGAACGCAAAGAAGTCAAAGCTTGGGTAGCCACGATGTCTTCGATCAAACGGCTGTATTCGTAGTGCTTGTTGATGTACACTGGAATGTCAGTGTCCACGTTAGCGATCAAAGTAACAGCGTTAGCTGCAACCTTGGCAGAGGCAGAACCACGAGTGGGGCTAGGAATGTGAACGGTGTCACCTTTCTTGCCACGGTGAGACATTTTCTTGATGAGGTTAGCAGCAACCAAGTTTTTCTTGTATGCGGCAACGATCTCATCAGACCAAATCTCTGGGATAAACGCATCAGCGTTGGAAACGGTTACAGCATTTGCTGCGGAAAAAGTAGCGGCCATTTTTAAGGCTCCTATAAAAATTAAATAAAGTTATTACTTAACACGACCCTCTTGATATGCTCTCATAATGTCGTCAGACAGAGCTTCATATCGAGCTGGGTCAGTCATACGAAGACGGATTAGATCAGCCCGTCGATAAACTTTCTTAGATGACTCTCCTGTGCCGCCTACATCAACAGCCGCACTCTTCAAAGCACTTTGACGGGCAACCTCTCCAGCTGCTTTAGTCTCTTGTGCCTTTACAGACTTGATCTGTTTAAATGTAGACAACAACTCATTGGCACTGTCATAATCATATTCAGCGTCTGCTTTAGCGTACAAGCCCATGCGAACGGGAGAAGATTTAACCCAGTTAACGAACTCTGGATCTTGTACAACTTGTGTGAAATCAGGATGATCTGAGTTCAACTTCTGCTGAATCTGCATCTTCTTAAATGCTAAGGCTGCCTCACGAGCTGCGATAACATCAGGATGAGCTGACAGTTCTTTCTGAATTGCTTTCTTGGGGTCTTCAAAGAAGTCAATTTCAGGCTCTTGCTGTTCAACATGCTGAGTCTTAGATGCGAGGCTTTGTTTCAGGAGTTCGTCGGCTAACTTACGAACCTCACCAACCTCTTGAGCTTGCTTTCCAATGAGCTTTTCAGCCTCTTGGTGCATCTTAATGATGTCTTCTGCTGTCTTGCCCTTGTATTTCTCGGGGACTTCAAAAGCTGGTTGTTCTGGTTCTTGCTGTTGCTGCTGTACTTGCTGTTCAACAGCTTCCAACTCACTGCCTGTACCTAACTCGTCGTTATCATCTACTAACATATTGAATTTCCTTTCCTGCCGGGTATAACGGTTCTAGGAGTATTAAAAATAAAAGCTACTTCTCGGCGTATAAATGCTTATGAGTTTTGCTTACGTTCTTGAACGAGCTTTTCAGCCCGTTTGCGCTCCCATGCGTCATAGGCACTTGGAAAAGAGCCTGTAATGCCTTCTAACTTCATCATAGGAGCTGAGACTGTCCGTTTAGCCTCGGAACCACACTCTTTACAGAGTATTGTGTATTCCTCAGAGTCCACGAAAGCCTCGGTTTTATGGGAATTCTCACAGAGAAAATCAAAGAATCTACGAGCCATAATTAAATGTCTCCCGATGCCTGAAGATCTTCGTAAGTCTTCTCATACGAGCTTTTCAGCCCTAAAAGCCAATTCAAGATATCAAGCTGTCCTTTACGGAAATAAAGATCTTGTGTGTCCGCGACAGTTGATAGGTCGTTATAATTGGTTTTAACCTTTTGAATGTCCTCCATGAAGTCTTTCCACCCTACGGTAGCCATCATCGAGAACGCTTCTTCATAAAATTTCGCTAGTTCTTTGTCCATTAGGAGAACGTATTAGTTACAATAACGCTACTCTATCACAAAAGTAGCACTTTGTCAAGCAGTTTTTCAGAAAATCTTTAGATTTCGTTAACTATTTGATGCTCTTTTCATCATTTGGAGGGCAGCAATGCGCTCATTGGACTGAATATCTGCTGCTTTGAGGTTAATTTCCTTTTCTTTGAGCACTCGGTCAGCCAATTGCAAGCGTTTACCGAAGTCATCACCTCGATCTAGATTATTAGACGCTGCCTGAACCACCTTAACGCGCATTTCCTCTGGCATCAAAGCAGTCTCAACCTGAGTTTGTTGGGCGTTAGCAGCTTTTTCAGCTGTCTGAGCCTGCAACAGAGCCAATTGAGCCTGTGCTGTCTGCAACTGGAGCATTTGCTGGGTCATCTGGAGCTGTTGTTGCTCGGGATTAGGCTGACTCATCTGATCTAAACCAGCCAACATCTCATTCTTGTTGCTCAGTGAGCTATTCTGGACAATGCCCTTCAAGATGACAGGCAAAACAGGGGTATCTGGGCCTAAAGTCTGCAACAGAGCGATAAACTGCTGTTGTTCGTACTCACGAGCCATGATGCCCAAAGTAGCTGTAGGCATGAAGTTCATGTCAACTGAGGGATAACGCTCAGGATCAAACTGCATGTAGCGGAAAGCAGCCTTCTTAATGAACGGGATCAGGAAGTCCTCTTGGAAGTTGGTCAAGGTACGCTTGTACTTCTTAATAATAGAAGCCATAGCAGCAGACATGCCAGCCCCGCCAGCGTCACGAGACACCTGAGACACCATGCCTTGAGAATCCAAGGTTCCTGTAGCTTGGAGCAACATACGCTCGAAGGCTTGGGCGGTAGTCATGTTGTTACCGTCTGTCTGACCAAACTTAAACGGCTGGAGGATCTCGTTGGGGTTGCCGTTGGTCAGGATGGCCTTACCGGGACGAACCTCAAACTTAGCACCACGTGGCAGGCGGGTAGCGTCGATACCGATCATTGGGGCTGTAGTCAGGGCCAGTGAGTCCAAATGGCTACGCATCTGAGCGTCAATAGCCTTCTGCATGTTGTAAGCTTTTTCCACTGTGCCACGACCAAGGATACGGTTGGGGACTGTATCGTCTTGGTACAACACAACTGGACGATCCTTCATCATGTAAGGATTCTCTTCGGCCTTGAGCAGAGTAGAGTCGTTCACAATAACGACAATAGCTTCCACCATGTCAGTGTATTCGTC